TTTGGATTTACAGTTGAGAATGACGACTGGGAGCAAAGGGACGGCAAAACATATAGAACAATTACGAAAGTAAAAAGGCTGTATGATGTTAGTCCTGTTACTTTTCCTGCTTATCCAGAAGCGTCGGTTGCGGTTCGCAAATTGGAACAATTACAACAAGATAATAAAGAAAGTCACACGTTTGAAAATGATGTGACATTGAAAAAAATAAAGGCGACTTTAAAATATTACGCCTAATTATTAATCATAAAAAAATAAATAATGGACACTTTAAGAAGTCTAAAGACTGAAAAAGGGCGAATTTTTAACGAATTACAAGACGTTTATAAAGTCGCTGAAAACGAAAAACGTGCATTGTCAGCCGATGAAGTTACAAAGTCGGATAAGATGATGGCGGATATGGACGAAAAAGATAGACAGATTAAAAACTTGGAATCTTTTGCGGCTCGTAAAAAACAATTTAACAATGTTCCTCCACAAGGCGGTGACGACTTCCGTTCAAAAAAAGAAAAAAGCGTTGCCGCTTTTAACAAATATTTGCGATATGGAAAGACTGTTTTAAATGCTGACGAGCGTTCGTATTTAGTACGTGGCACAAATCCACAAACGACGGTAACAACAGCAGGCGGTTTTACAATTCCAGAAGGTTGGACAGGTGAATTAGATTTTGCTAAACAATTTATTGGCGAAGTAGAAAGCATTTCTAGAGTCTTTGCAACATCAACTGGTAACGTTTTACCAATTCCAAAGGTTGACGACACGGCAACGGATGCGGCAATTCAAACAGAAGGTAGTGCCACAACTGTTGCAGACATGACTTTTGGAAACACTGATTTAAGTGCATATACGTACAGCACTTTAGTGAAAGTTTCTGAACAATTACTGCAAGATGAAGACGTAAATTTGACGTCTTATTTATCTGAATTGTTAGGGCAAAGAATCGCAAGGGCTACAAATGCAGCGTTAACGACTGGCGATGGTTCATCAAAACCAAACGGTGTAATTACAGCGGCAACAAGCGGAGTGACAGCAGCGGCAGTAAATGCAATTACACATTCAGAATTGATTGATTTGTTTTATTCTGTTGACCCGTCTTATCGAGTGGGTTCAAATGTTGCGTTCATGTGTAACGACGCAGTTCATTCAGCAATTAGAAAATTAGGATTGACAGCAGCAGAAAATTACAATCCTGTTACTTTTGGAACAGATGGAACTATGTTTATCTTAGGTAAAAAGGTTCTTATCAATCAGGACATGGCAGCAACAATTGAAGCAAGTGCGAAAACATTGTTGTTTGGTGACTTTAGCGGATACGCAGTACGCACAGCTGGCGGCGTTACAGTTCGCAGATTATCAGAACGATATGGAGACGAATTGAATGTTGGATTTTTGGCATATCGTAGAGTAGATGGAAATTTGATTTCAGCGGGTACACCTTTGAAGTTTATCACACAAGCGGCGTCATAGGATTATTAATAACATAAATAAGTGGTGCAGATTCGTCTGCACTGCTTAAATTCAAAAAGATGAAAATAGTATTTAAACAAACGATTGCAGGAAATCATTTTCTTTATAAAAAAGGGAAAGAATACGAGGTTAATAATATTGAAGCCGCAAGGTTTGTAAAAATAGGTTTTGCGGAAAAAGTTGAAACGAAAGAAACGGCAACGGCAAAAACAAAAAGAACAACACGTAAAAAATCATCAAAATAATGATTGAAAATATTGCAACATCTTACAAAGTAATAACACCGCCTGAGGTTGAAGTTGTATCAACTGATGACATGAAAAACTATTTAAAGTTAGACGGTATTTCGGCTGATGATAGTTTAATTACTACGTTATTAATAGCAGCAAGGCAACGTTGTGAAGAGTATTGTAATATAAAATTTATTGATACTGTAATACAACAGGTTTATGATAAATTTCCATCTGGCACAAAGGACGCTTTAAACTTTTCAATCGGCAATGTCGCAAGGGTTGCAAGTTTAAAATATATTGATTCAGATGGAGCAGAACAAACTTGGGACAGTTCAAACTATATTGTTGACACGTACAAAAAAGCTGGGCGGGTTTGTTTAGCGTCAAATGTATCGTTTCCGTCTATTGATTCAGATAGGATTAATTCAGTGTCAATTAGATATACGAGCGGTTTTGGTGTTTTAGCGTCGGATGTTCCTGACGCAATTAAGCACGCAATAATGTTGCAAACTGCTTATATGTATAACAATCGAGAGGACAAAGCTAAAACGCTTGCAACATTATCAGAATATTTATTGAATCCGTTTATTTGTAGTTTTTTATGAAAATAGCACAATTAAAATATCGTATTAAGTTACAAACGTACAGTTCCGCAACGAACGCAGAAACTGGTCAAGTTGTAAGAACGTGGGCTGATTCAGAAACGGTTTGGGCTGATGTAGAATGGAAAAGCGGAGACGAAGGGGAAAAAGATGAAGTGATAACACAGACACAAAAAGTTGATTTTGTTTTGCGGTGGCGTTCTGCTATTAATGCGAATGATTACAGGATAGTTTTTGACAATGATATTTTTGATATTGAAAGTGTTAAATTGATTGATGCTTATAGAACATGGATGAAATTAGGTTGTAAAAAACGTGATAATGTATGACCTCCGTAATTGACAAAAGAGAACTTGATGAAATATTTAAAAAATTGGAAGCATTAAAGTTTGTCTTTGATGAAGATGATTTTGAAAAGGTTCTTGCAGAAGCGGCAAAACCTGCACAAGAAGCAATACAAAAAGAAATCCCGCAAGGGAAAAATGTTCACTTGATGAAAGATGACGGTGGAACATATAAAAGAGTTAGACCAGGTAATTTGAAACGGTCTATTCAGATTTTTAAAGCAAAGCGGCAAAAAAGAAAGATGGTTTTAGTTGGTGCGGTTGTTAGTAAAAAATCTAAGATAAAAAGTGTTTTAGGTGCAAAAAGAGTGAGCAGGGCAAAGCGTGCATTTTATTGGAAATTTGTGAATTTCGGAACAGCACATCAAGCACCAAACCGTTTCATGGACCGGGCAAGAAGTTCGTCTGTTAATTCTGTTTTATTGAAATTAAAACAAGGCGTCAAGAAATACGCAAAACAAAACATTGATAAAATATTTAATTAATGCGTGCAGATATAGCAATATATAATTTATTGAAAGACAGTTCAAACATTTATCCTGTTGTGATTCCGCAAAAAATAAATATTTCGGACGGTTCAGTTTATCTCGCTTATAATTTAATTAATACGGAATCAGTAACATCAAAAACAAGTTTCAATGATTATGACCGTGTAACTGTTCAAGTGTCTTTTTTTAGTTCAGACATGAATGCGGTTTTGGCGAAAGCTGATGCAGTTAGAACTGTTTTGGATAGATATGCAGGAACAATTACAATTAATTCAACTGATTATAAAGTTGATTTGATTCGTTTTGAAAATCAAGAAATTGTTGGATTTGATGAAGATTTAGAAATTTTTATGATTGCGGCAGATTATTCTATCGCAATGTATCAATAAAAAAAAACATGGCTACAATTACAAAAATTACACAAACGGCAAATGGAAACGTTCGGATGTTGGACGCTAGTAATGTGATTCTGCACCAAATTAATCGCAACAAAACGGTTTATTTAGATCCCGAAGATTCCACTGCAATTTATATTTGTGACAAGTTGAACGAACACACGTTTACACCAAAAGAAACTATTCGTCTTTTAGCGTCACAGGTTGGATTTGTCGGAGGTGTTGCGTTTGCAGGAACAGCACAAGATTTGATTGATTTATTGGATGGTTATTTTTTCGGGTAAGCCCTCGAGGGACTTCGGTTGGCGAGGTAAAAGCTGAACCGAATTTTGGCGAAAATTGGTTGAGTTTAGACGGTTCAACTGTAAATGTAGAAGATAAACCGCTTTTGTGGATTGCAGAAACATATTATAATACATACAACGGTAATACGTTTGTTTTACCGACAAACTCGGGTAATGATATTTGGGCAGGTGATGCAATTGATTATGCAGGTGTAACTTTGATTAACTTACATAGTAACAGTTTAACTACTAATTTCTCTACTACTTTACTAAGTAAGTTTAACAACCTTCAACTACTTTATTTATATGATAATTCAATTCCTTTTATTGACACTACTGTTTTAACAAAAGCTATTGTTATTGATATTTATGAGAATGCGTTAACAGGTAGTTATGATTTTACCGAATCAACTTTACTTACTGAGTTAAATATAAGAAATAATAGTATTACAAGTGTTGATATCTCAACGTGTTTAGTATTAGACTTTTTTAGTTGTCAACATAATGATTTAACAAGCATTGATGTTACAAACAACACATTATTGACAGAATTTCAGGCTTGGTCAAACGACTTAACAAGTATTGATGTTACAAACAACACATTATTGACACTATTATACTTGTTCAACAATAGCTTAACAACTATTGATGTTAGTAACAATACATTATTAGATGCTTTATACTTGTTCAACAATGATTTAACTGATTTAGACATAAGTAACAACACATTACTAACAAATTTAAGGTGTCATACTAATGAATTAGATAACCTTGTGAATAGTCAAATTTTAATTGATTTAGACAGTCACGGATTGAGTAACGGTTATTTACAAAGTACTATTTTTGGTGGTGGGAGTTTAACAACAGCAGGAACAACAGCAAAAATAAACCTGCAAGGAAAAGGGTGGACAATTGTTGGAATATAAAAAACGAATTATGTATAAATTAAATAGGATAGAAGATACTGAC